TAATCTTTTTGCACCTGCTTTCACAGTTGTTTTTGTTACTGTTTTTTTAAGTCCTTGTTTTGCTGTCTGTTCACCTAAGTCCAACGCTGCTTGTTTACCAGTAGCACCAGTAGTAGCAGTTACAACTTTTTTACCTTTACCAAAATTAAAAAACCCTTTCTTCTTTCCACCCAATCCTGTTCTGTTAAATTTAGTTTTCTTGTTAAGTAGTTTATCTTTTCTTATCTGTCTTCTAACATTTGATCTCTTTACCCCTCTTCTAAAAGTTTTAGCAGCAACAAAGGGTGCTTTAGCAACACCAACTAGAGCTTTACCAACACCAAATGCTGCCTTTCCAAGGGTAAAACCAAGAATACCACCCACAGCGATACCCGCTACTTTTAAACCAGTAATTACTCTACCTATTTGCTGCTTATTTAAACCACTCCACCATTTAATCGCAGCATTACCAGCAATACCAGCACCTAATAGTGCAGCAGATGCTATCAGTTTATCAAAGATTCCTGTAAGAGGTGAAGTTATTTTAGATGTAATAGAACCAATACCAGATCCTAATTTAGATTTTTTCTTATTTACTTTCTCTAAATCTCTTTCCGCATTTTTCTTTCTTTCATCATCAAGTTGTTTTTTTAATAACTTATTCTCTGTGTTGCCTTCATTTATTCTATTTGCATAATCTGTTGTAAGTATATTTCCAATATCTTGAAGTGTTGAATTAATTTTGATTATCTCATCTTCCTTACCACCAAAAGGTTTTTGTGCTTTTAATATATTTTTTAAAAGAGTTATCTTTCTCTCATTTCCAGCAACTCTCTCTTCTAAATTACCTGATCCATCTAATTGAAATAATTTATTATTATCTAAACCACCACGAACAAGAGTAGAACCTTTACCTGAAATAGCAGCACGACCTTTTCCATCACCAAAGATGGTCTTCATATTGGTCACATTCATTTTCGGTCTACCAGTCATGGAAGACATTTTGTTTTTAAAATTTTGATATACTGGAGATGACTCATCCATTGTTTTGCTGCTGTTTTAAATTTTCCTCTTCAATATACTGAGTGAGTAGGGTAACATAAACTTCTCTTTCCCATGGCATCATATTTTCAATATCTGCTAAAGAATATTTATGATGTTGCATCAACGCAAAATTGACTCTAAAGTATGACTCAAGATTAGTATGAGCCATACTTAGGTGAAAAAACTTGCTAGTCCCTCCAATACAACCTCTGATTCAACTTTAGTTTTTGGATTTGTAACCTTAACTTTGTGAGAAAGTTTTGGCATTGTTTCAAAAAACTTTTCAATTAACTTAAATTGTTTGCTGTTGAGTTGTTCAATAAATTCTTCCAATTCCTTCTGTGATGAATCTGCAGCATCCCAACTTTCTTCATTATCATAAATCATTTCAATACATGATGTAATCATACCCATGGATTTGTCAATATCACTTCCCTCACCACCATCTTGACCAGATTCAAAATTACTTTCAATAAATTGAGTCATTGAAGGATATTTAAGTTTCATTGAATATTGATCATCGAGTTTGATAATACTCTTATGACCTTTAACTTTCTGAACTTTAATACTATCAATATTGATTGACATCTCCACAGATGTCTTTCCATCATCTGGGCAAGTTATATTTACATCAACAGTCTCACCAACAGACTTTGAACGAACATTCAAAAATAGATATTCGATATCAAAAGTTGCTAATTTAGTGACATCTATGTTCTTAGTAAGAACACACTCAGATAATATGTCAACGACTGCTGTTGTTATTTGTTTGGTATCTTCACTTTCTAATGCAAGAATAAGAATTTTTTCTTCTCTGACAAGAAATGGACGATATTTGATTTTTTTTCCATTCGAAGGAATAGTTAATTCATAAGTTGGTGTATTAATTTTTGGTAATGCCATAATGTTTTCACACTTCAGTAAATTTATTTATAGAGGTAATTTTAACTTCTAGTCATAACATATCTATCGTAGTTAAAACTAACTGTGACTTTTAATAGGTCTGCTGTGCCATAAGTTACAGGTAACGACGTAATTGATTTTGGAAAAGCATTTACAAATTCATAAAGTAAAGTCCTTTCAATGTTCTTTTCAAACTTAGTTATACTCATTGTATCACATTTATAGTCATTTGGATACTTAAATCGTCTGTAAAAACCTTTTTGTCCTATTCCAACTCCATCTGAATCTGCTCCACTTGAAATATAATCCATCCAACCCTCAAATACTTTTAACATCGTATAATCTTCATCAACGTAAAAAGTAAAATCAATATCAGTATACAATCTTGTATGAGCAAACTCCTGTGGAATACCCATAAAATTATCCTTGACTTCACCTGTCGCAAAAGCACTTGCTGGTAGAGATGCATCAGAACAAAGTAATCCTGCATCTCTCGATAGAAATTCTTTTGCATTATCAATACCACTCAACTCAAGATAATCGGTTATCGTTTTTTTCAACGATGAAAAATTAACTTGATATTGATTCGTTAAAGACAGTTTGCCAAGTTTCTCCTTGACATCCTGCATTGTTATTCTTTGTACTAACCCTGCCACTCTAAATACCTTATATGAGTCTTTTATTATTTCTATTTAGATGACTTACAAAGGAAAATTTAGACCAAGGGTTCCAAAGAAGTATCGAGGCGATTATACGAACATAATATATCGCTCTTCATGGGAACTCAAATTCATGAAATACTGTGACACAAACAAGAATATTTTAGAGTGGGGGAGTGAAGAATTCTTTATTCCTTACATGTCTCCTATCGACAATCGTGTTCATAGATACTTTCCAGATTTCTATATCAAAGTTAGAGAAAGCACTGGGCAAGTTAAGAAGTATGTGATTGAAATTAAACCAAAGAAGCAGTGCATTGAACCAAAGGTGCAAAAAAGAAAAACAAAAGCATACATCCGTGAAGTATGTGAATATGCAAAGAACCAAGCAAAATGGGAAGCAGCAACAGAATACTGTAAGGATCGTAGGTTAGAGTTCAAAGTATTGACTGAAAGTGAGTTAGGTATAAGATAATGGATCGAATCGCAGAGATAGCAGATAATTTAATTGGGATTGAAAGTCCTGATGATTTGATGTTGGAGATACTTGAAGCACTCCCACAAACAGAGACAATCCCTGAAGCAGGGAACTACTATACCTTTGTTTATCAACCAAAGACACCTAACGTTCGGTATGATGAGTTTCCCCTTGTCGCAGTTACAAATGTATTTGGCTGGGGTTTCAAAGGACTCAACTTTCATTGGGGTGATGTGCGTCAATATACATGGCAAGAGGTAATTGGAAACCTTCATATTGTCAATTCAAATGAGGTTGAATCACTGCGAACAATACCTTTTGCTAAGTTTCGTATAAATAGATAAAAAGTAGGTCGATATGGGTAGTAGAAACAGATTTAAAAACAATAAAAATAAAAACCAATTTGGTCAAAGTGTTAAAGTTGGAGAAAGCACAAGTTCAAATTCCAATGTTCTCCTTGGTGGATTAAATAGAAATCAAAAATCTCAGAGATTAAGAGAAATTAGAGAGAGTCAAAAATACCGTAATGATTTAAAAGAAAAATTTGGTGAATCTGCTGACCTCCGTGGTGGTGGTGGTAATGCTGTAACACCGACAGATGAAAAGACAGGAAATAAAAAGAAAGAATTTAGCACCACAATTTCAGGAGAACAACTTAAAAGAACTTATAGAGATAGGGGTGGAGTATTAAGATATCCGTATGAAGCATTAACAGAAAGAACAGATTACTTACAAATTGATATTAATCAATATGAATCAGTCAAGGATAGAACTGGTTTCTCCGTTGGACGCACCAATAGAGTATCTCCTCTTAGAGGAAGAAATCCATTTGGATTAACGACAAAATCACTAGTTAATAAAGGCACAATATTATTACAAATACCATCTCAAGTCGAAGATGGAAACTCTGTTAACTATGGTTCATCAGAATTAAACAGTTTAGCAGGTGCTGCTTTAAGTGGTGGTGTTGATCTAATGCAAAACATGGCTGAACCATTATCTGGAGGTGACGTGCAAGGTGCATTTAAAGCTGGTGAAGATGCAATAAAAAATGCTTTAGGAGCAGCAGATATAGATATTAATACAGCAGCTGCTTTAGCAACTAAAAAAATAGCAACTTCAGTTGTGGGTGCTTTTGGTGCTAATGTATCAGTAAATCAACTATTACAGAGAGAAGAAGGACAAATATTGAATCCAAATATGGAGTTGTTATTCAATGGTCCTACATTAAGAAACTTTAGATTTGCTTTTAAGATGACACCAAGAAGTCCAGAGGAAGCAGAGCAATGTAAGTTAATTATAAGAACATTTAAAATGAATATGGCACCAAAGGTCACAAGTGGTAGGGGAACCGCGAGTTTATTTTTAAATACACCTAATGTATTCGAATTAAGATATAAGAGTGGAGCTGCCAATCATCCATTCTTACATCGATTCAAACAATGTTTCTTAACTGATATAAATGTTAACTATACTGCTGAAGGAGTATATGCCACATATGAAGGAAGGGAACCAGTTTCAATGATTATGAATTTAACATTCAAGGAACTTGAACCAATTTATGATCAGGATTACTTTGATGCTGGTGGATTTGATGCTGACGATACAGTAGGATTCTAAAATGGGATATTTCAGAGAGTTACCAAATTTACTTTATCAGTCATTTTTACCTGATAAAAGATCTTCCTTAGATTATACAGAGGTTAAGAATTTATTTCGTAGAACTAAGTTAAGAGATGATCTACAAAATGTTTTTACTTTGTTTGATAAGTATGAGATACCAGATGAGTTTCGTCCAGAGAACGTAGCAGAGGATTTTTATGGAAACGATGAGTTAGATTGGGTCGTTTTAACAACCGCAGGTATCGTAAATGTTCGAAACGAATGGCCACTGAATAACAGAGATATCTTTGATTATTCTTTTGAAAAATATGGTGACAACTTAAATGCAACTCGATTTTTTGAAACAAAAGAAATCAAAAACAGCAGTGGTGGTATAATATTAGAAAAAGGAAAAGTTGTTGATTCTGATTTTGTATTTAAATACTATGATACAAACGGTATTGTAGAGGTCAAAGGAACTAACGTTCGAACAGGTGTATCTAATTACGATTATGAAGTTAGATTGAATGAGGAAAAAAGAAGTATATTTGTTCTAAAACCAGAATACTTGCAACAATTCTTAAGT